GGCTGAGAACACGATTGGTGTGGGCAAGGTAGGTATCAGCGAAGTCTTGCCAGCGCCTGCGTTTGCATAAACAAGTAACTTCACGCCGTTGGCGTGTAGACCTTTGGTACTTCTAAGATTGATAGCCATTTGTGGCTCCTAAAGTTGATCGCTTGTTGGGGTATCCGTTTAGCGATTAGTTGTATTAGATCATAAAAAAATGTATAGTGTCAACTGTTAATTGTAAATATTTTACAAAGGGTACAAAATGATGACATTAAAACAGATTTCTGATAGCCTTCAAGATAGGCGGTTGACCGTTATATCTGAGGCTACAGGCGTGCATTGGAACACCATCCGCACCATTCGCGACAATCCAAAAGCCAATCCTACGTATCAAGTAATGGTAAAGCTGTCAGATTATTTGGGCAAAAAGGGGAAGTGAAATGCACATAGATAAAGAACTTAATATTTATGTTGATGACACAAGTACTGCCATTGCTTTTAGGGGTTACGACGATCTTTTTGTTATGAGCAAACAAGTCGGAGAAAACGACTCAATTAAGATGCTTTTGTCTGTGAACCAGGCTATAGCTTTGCGTGACTTTTTGAATTACTGCCACCCCAAACCATGAGCAACACTATGACAACAACAAAGCTAGATGCAGCGCTTACCTATGCGTCATGGGGCTGGCCGGTGTTTCCCCTTGTGGCTTTACGAAAGAATCCAGCAACAAAAGATGGCTTTTATAACGCCACCACAGACTTAAATCAAATCAAAGAATGGTGGGCGAAAGATCCTGATTACAACATCGGTATTCCAACTGGCGAAGTGTCAGGCATTGTGGTGTTTGACGTTGACCCACGCAACGGTGGTGACGATAGTTGGTTGGCATTTCAGCACGAGCTCGGTCGTGTTCCAGACGAGGCAATTTGTCAATTAACTGCTGGCGGTGGCCAACATTACATTGCTAAATGGTATGACGGTTTAAAAAGTTGCAAACCACGCCCTGGCATTGATTTCTTATCAACCGGCAACTACTTTGTTGCTTCGCCTTCGTTTGTTATTCCAACAAAAGAAGGCACGATTGATAGCGCAAGGACATATGAATGGGAAGCTTCAGGCGATCCGTTAGATGGCGCGATCCCGTTTTCTATTCCTGAGCCTTGGCGCGTAGCCTTGGCAGTTAAAAAAGTTATTTCTAACGCTAGTGATTCACCCCTGATATGCGGTAGCCGTAATGTAGGGTTGACTGCCATGGGCGGGTTGATGCGCCATGGTGGTTTTTCAGGCGCTGAAATATATGCCGCATTGTCAAAAGCTAACGAGGATCGTTGCGAAATTCCATTGCCAGATTCGGAGATCCGGCAAATTGCCCAAAGCGTCGCCCGTTATGAGCCAGACCACGACGTAGGTGCATCAGCAGCATTAGGTGATGCAGCAGCAGAGTCAATCTTAAACGATCAGCCCAAGCATCCCTTGGCGGTCTTTGTTGATTACGACATGGGCAATATCCCCGCACAAGAGTATGTGTTGGACGGGTTGATTCAGTCTGGCGTTGTGTTGATAGCCGGTTCAGCCGGTGCGGGTAAGACCACCCAGCTAGTGCCGATCGCCACCCGAGTCGCTCACCTATGCGACCCAACCGATGCGCTCAAGCCCCTATTGCGTCGCAGGGTTATCTGGGTGTCTGAGGATCCCCGCCAAGTGATGCGCATACTGCGCTCAATGAAGGAATCAAAGCACCTAGGCGGCAAATCAGACGCTGAGGTGTCCGAATGGTTCAAGATCGTGTCAGCCGCGCGCCTAGCCCCTGAAATCGTGGCACAAGTCGCACCCATATACGAAGCAATGGCCACCAACAACATGAGCCAAGATGGCGTGGTATATGAGACAAACCCGCTAGTTGTGTTTGACACCACCAACTCAAGTTTTGACTTAGACAATGAGTCTGACAACTCAGAGGTGGGACGTGCTATGGCCACACTCAAGAGCCGATTCCATAGCATGCCGCTTTGGCTTGTCGCACACCTCGCAAAAGCTCTCAAGCGGGCTGATGTGGCAGATTTTAGTGCCCGAGGTGCAGGTGCCTGGGAGGCAGACGCAAACCAAGTACTTTACATAATCAAGGAGGATGATGGCAAGCGGTGGCTAGAGATTGAGTCCGCCAAGCATAGGTTTATGGCCCGTGCCGATGGGATTATGTTTGATGCCGCATACAACACCATTGACACGCACGATATGCTAGGCAACCCGATCAAGGAAAGTTTGATACATGGCGTGCCCCAAGTTATGTCAGCCAACGGACGCGCAGACATAAAGAGGCAAAAAGAGGTTGATCGCAAAAATGGCGAGGAATTTGCCCGCACCCAGGCAGAGAACATCAAAAAGCAAATTGTGATTGATGATTTAAAAATGTTGAATTGTGGTGAGTATTTGACCAAAAAAGAGTTGTTTGAGCGTATCAAGGGCGACAGGAACAAGGCGCTTGAGTTGATTGATCGCATGGTTGTAACAGGTCAAATTGAAGTCATTTATAGCCCGTTTCCAAGCCATATACAGCAAAGAAATCGGCAGCACTTGTCAGGATATGTGCTTCCAAAAGGGTACAAAGCAGAGTCAGATGGGGAGTGAAATTAAGCGGTATGGAGAAAATACGGGATTCATACCGCTTGATATAAATTATAGGGTTGATATTAGGGTTAACCCTTAAAATCAAGCGGTATGGAGTATGCGGTATGCCTAAAGGATACACCCCCCATACCGCTACCCTTAGGGGGTAGCGATATAGATTATGGACTACTCACAATATTGCTCCATACCGCTTCATACCGCTTAATACCGCTCATACCGCATCAGGCTCATTAGGGGTAATGTCAATTACATTTTCAATCAATCTAGCCTCAGCACTTTCCAAAGCTTGGGTAATGGATATTTGAGTATGGGTAACCGATACGTCAACCCTATCCCCCCATTGCTTTGGACGCAGCTTAGAAGCTGTCCACTTACGAGCATCAATGCGTAAGCGCTGGCGATTCACCCAGGCGTTGATTAACGCAGGGTCAAGGTCTGCTGGTGGCATCTCGTCCGATAGGTCTACTAGTTCGTCGGCTAGGTAATCCCCACGCTCCGCTATTGCTTCCCTATACCTACTTTGTAATTCAGGGTTATTACGCAGCTGGTACATAGCAGTGGCATAAGACATCTTTGCTTCCCTAGTGGCACTCATTAAGCTTTTACCCTCAGTAATATGCTCTAGCATCTTTGGCCATACCTCACGAATCGTATAGTCAATGTTGTGGCTCCCCAAGCGTCTAAGCTTACCCTCGTAGCTATACTTATCCTGTGCCGTCTTTGCGCGTTCCATAACCTTAATCCCTAAGTGATTTGACATTTTAATTCAATGCGTTATGAGCAATTTTAATAGGAATACACGTTATGGTACAGGGCACAATAAAAAAAGCCCCTGAAGGGGCTTTAAATCGTTCCTAGGGGTATGTTTTTATAGGTCGAAGGTTAGAATCATTAGGACCACTACAGCGGCCGCGACAAGTGAGTAGGTCATAGTGGTAGCAACCCTTTAAACAAGGGATGCACGTTATCCCATTGGGCGCCTATGTCTTTTGGATAAAATGGACGCAGCGTGCGGGATTCATCCATCGAACGGGCGTAGACGTAGCCCGATTTAACGTCAAATGAATCGACAGTGTAGGGTTTGTTCTTGATGTGGACGACGTCGCCATGTTGGACGGGTTGACCGTTGGTGTATTTAATCTGCATAGTGTTTGCCCTCGTTCTCAAATTCGATTACGTCAAAATCAACAAGATTAAATTCGGATAGCTCGGTCGTATCCAATTGTTTGATGGCTGAGTCGTCGTCAGTGGCCGTCACTTCAATCGTGAGCTTGGCTAGTACTGTGATTTTGTAAGTATTCATTATTCCTCCAATACTGTTTTTAATATCCGGATAACTTTATCCGCATCAAAATCCGATGCATCTGGATTCTCTAATAACTCTAGCGCGCGCTCGCAGCCTAAGCGAAGCGCTGCGTATTGTGCTAGTAGTTCTAACATTTGGTTACTCATAATTGCCCCATCAAAAGCTTTTTAAGATAATTTACCGGCTTACCGGTGATGACCGATAACTCGGCCAAGGTTATGTTAGTGCTGTCGAATAAATCGATAATTTGTTGGTTTGTCATTATGCGGCCTTTATGATTCTGATTACTTTATGCATGGAAACGCCATGCGCGGGATAAGCGATTACTTTTACTTTCTTGTCATAACAAGCTCTGCAGCCGTTACACTTGCCCTCGTGTGAATATGCTTGGCATAGTGTCATTCCCTTTTTAACGTCTTGTGGTGTGGGGATAATGACGGAACCATGCAAACCCTTTGTATATTGGCCAGTAACGCTATCGCTAGAAAATCGTACGCTAACATTTGGCAAAGCTCGCATTTGCTCAAGTACTTGGCGAAATTTGGGAAATTTATGCATACGGGTAGGAAGCCAATGCTTTACCCATGGCGTGCGCTTCATTACATCTAGCATTTTCTCGGCCAAGCCTAGCGCGTACATGTCGCCAGAGTCAAACCAGCGAAAGAAACGATCGTTTTGTAGCGCGGTCACCATATCGTCGGCCCAATCCAATCGTTGCCAGTCAATCTTATTGTGCTCGCGTGGTGCTTTCACGTTAGCGAAGCGATAATTGCCAGTGGTGGCATAGCATCCCCTGCACGCATCAACAAGCTCGCCTGGTGATGCTATTGCACCAGGGCAAGTATCAATGGCCTGTAACGACCAAGAGCGGATCCCGTCTAATTTAGATGTAACTGAAAGCTTAATCATTTTAGATTACCTTAGTTTAGAGAAAACAAGCGGCCACAATGCACGCGCCAAATAAAACAATTGCTACGATATCGTCAAGCATGATTAGATCCAATTGAACATGGCAAGGGTTATTAAAACCCAAGCGCCGGCCAAAACAAGCGCGCAGAGTTTTACTAGGTTATTGATAATTGATCTCATGATGTAGTTCCTCGTTTTGATTAGATCAGTGTGAGTAGTAATTAATTAGTCTTCGTAATCTGCATACGGATCAAAACCTGAATCGTTGCCGTGGCGTTGTGCCCATTCTCTGCGCTGTATTTCCTGTAAAGCAAAAGAATAATCTTCTGCATCTTTTTCTAACTGCGCTTTATATCCCTTTTCCTCTGACTTCCAATCGAACGGTTCGTAGATCATGTTTAACTCCTTGTTGTTTGTTTGTCTTGTGCTGCACGATCAGTGTACCAACAAAAAAGCACAATTGAGCACAATTTAATTATGATATTTTTCTATCGCTTTGTTGTTTTTGATAGTAATGCTATCAGCCAGCCATTGTTAATAGTGTTTAGCTATCGCCTGTGTTCCACGTGAAACAATGCGTAGCCTTGTTGCGTCGCACCATGTTGCATCGCACAACATAAATATGTTGCATCGCACAATGTTGCATTGCATCATTGCATCGCTCGTTTTGTTGCGTCGCAATATTGTGCGTCGCACCATGCCATGCCGCATTGCAGCATTGTTGCGTCGCACCAAACGAAGGGGGGGGTAGGACCCGCGACCAGGGGTGTGTGTGTGCGCAGTGTCCACTAAAACTTTTTATTTTTTTTATTATTGCTTCAACATCACTTTCATTTACAA